CAGATGCTGAGTTGTGCATGGCTCGATTGCCAAATGGTTTACGATATTCAGTCATTGTTTTCTCCTTCCTTCATCTCTAAAAGAAAAGAACAGAGCTTAAATCACGCTCACGATATTGTCTGTTTGGTTCTCTTTGAACATCCCAACCCTGCTCTTTCCATTGACGAATGCACTCTTGATAAGCTTTGTATCCACCAACGTACCCATATTCAGAAATTTCAGGTGGTTGTCTCCACCCCCAAGATGGTCTGTACTCTATTTCTTTTCTTACACCGTCACGCCTTGCAACTAATATTGTTTTGTTTCTAAATATTCTATTTGTCATTATATGTCCTTCCTTTTTTTTGAATCATTGTTCTTAAGAGAGTATCACAGTATTGACATAATGTCAAACATTCATTATTTTCTAAAATATAAATTTTATCGAAAGGACAATGAAATGGAAAACAAAAACGCATATAAAATGGTAAGAACTACTGACCCTGAGACAAGCATTGATGCAGCTATATCACTTGACCCAACTAAATTAGAGAAGATTGTTTTGGAAGCGGTTTCACAATTTCGTGAGCAAGGTGCTACTATGTCTGAGATTGAAAGAATGTTGGTTACAATACATCCAGCAAGTATCACACCACGATTCAAACCTTTGATTGAAAAAGGATTGATAAAAACAGATAATAGAACTCGCAAGAGTGTACGTTCTAATCGTCAACAGCGTATTCATTGGGCAACAGAATATTACAAGGAAGAACAGCAATGAAACTAGAAGATTACATAGAAAAAAGAGGTATTAGTAGACGTTACTTTGCAAAAATAGCCAAGCTAGACCCAAGTGCAATAACATTATTGATACAAGGCAAACGCAAACCAAAGCAAGAAACTATCATAAAGATATTTATTGCTACTAAAGGTGAGGTAACTGCGGATGATTTCTATCATGCATGAGCCATATAAGCTGCCAGATGGAAAAGTATTAATTAGCCTGTCTGGTGGCAGAACATCTGCCTATATGCTTCATCAAATACTTACAGCTAATGATGGTTTGCGTGATGATGTAGTTGTTGCCTTTGCTAATACTGGTAGAGAGATGCCAGAAACATTAGATTTTGTGCATCAACTTAGCTCTCGATGGAATGTTTCTATAACTTGGTTGGAATATACTGACCAAAGGCCATTGTTTAAAGTGGTAAATCATAATTCGGCTAGTAAGTTTGGAGAGCCTTTTGAAAAGCTCATAAGAAAAAACAAGTACATTCCAAACACTTTGAGAAGAAAATGCACACAAGAGTTAAAGGTTTTGACTATCAAAAGGTATTTATCAAGTATCGGGTGGAAAAAATGGACAAATACTATCGGCATAAGGTCTGATGAATATAGAAGAGTTAAGCAATCAAAGGATAACAAGTGGGTTAATTGGTTTCCATTGGTTGATGACAACAAAACTAAATTCGATGTCGCTGATTTCTGGTTAAAACAATCTCAGGCGTTTGACTTGCAGTTACCAATAATCAATGGGGTGACAGTTCATTCAAATTGTGACGGATGTTTTTTAAAAAGCGAATTGAAACTAGCAGAAATGTGGCGTGACCATCCAGATAAGATGGAGTGGTGGTCAGGTTTGGAGCAGGAGTTTGGGCATACATTTCGATATGACGGAGTTTCTTATGAAGACATAAAAAATAATTTAGAAAAGCAAGGTGACTTTGTTTTTGACATTGAGGGTTTCTTTTGCCAAGCAGATGATGGAGAATGTACAGGATGACAAACGGAAGAGCTAAAGGTGCGTCTTTTGAAAGAGAGATAGCTAAACTAATCGATGAACATTTAGGCATTAAGGTTGAACGTGATTTAGAACAGTATAGAAAAGCTGACAGAGGCGACTTACTTGGTGTTGATGGTTGGACGATTGAATGCAAGCGATATAAGCGTCCAGAATCGGCAAATGGATTTTTCCGCAGGGAGTGGTGGAAACAGGTAGTAAAGGCGGCTGATGCGGCTAAAAACAAGCCTGTATTGATATTCAAATTTGACCATCAACCTATCCGGTGCGCTCTCTATCTTAAAGATATTAATGAAAAATATAAGGGTAATGAAGTGGCGATTGTTACACTTGAATCTTGGGTAAAGCTCCTCTCTCTAGGGTCTTGCGTGTCAACATAAAATATGATAGTTACTAATTTCATTGTAGCGTATGATAGATTGCAGTCAGATTGTACGCATCCTTTCTATAAATAAGTAACCCAGAGCCTGTAAAAAAGGCGATTGGGTTGCTTATTTACCTGGGTCTTATCTTTAAGACCTTATCTGTACAGACCTAATCTATATAGATTGTACAATCTCATTTCTTTAGTTCTAAAGATAAGTATCTTAATGCATACTCTACAGACTTGGGTATCGGATACTTGCCATATTCATAGTTGAATATAGTCATTCGAGTAAGTTGTAGTTTCTCTGCTAGTTGCATGCGAGTAAGCTGCATACTCTCTCTCAGTTCTATAAATTGTTTTTTTGTCATTTACTTCCTTTCTCTAGTAGTTTTTGTATCTCTTTAATTACATATTTCTCTGTAAGCAATCCCTCTCTCTCCGAAAAGGGACTATCAATTTGTATTCGTGGAATATCTAAAAGTTTGGCTATAGAAGAAATACCCATATTTTGCCTGACAAAATACAGGTATTCTTTTTCAGCTTCTTCATAGCTACTCATGCCAGAATAAACACAAATACCATGAGCAAATACATCACAATAAAAAATAATGACGCTGCTAAAAATTCAAAAAATATTTCCCATTTACTCATTGTCTCACCCTTTCTTTTCTAGGTCATCTAGATCTAGGCCATCAGCCATGTATGAATAGTCTATATTAGGCGCATGAAATATCTTAATACTGCCATCCTTATTACGCACATAATCATCCGCTTCAACATCAAGCACATGGAATGTTATATCCCATACACCTATGCTGTATGTTTTGTTTGGGTCAAAATTACTCATCTCTTAGTTCCCTTTCATAGCTTAACCCCATATTGGCAGAGGTTCTACACCCCATAAAAAAAGGTCAGATACACACTCCAATGCATACCTTATAGCGTCTTGCCTGTTGTTTGTTACTAGGTAATTGTGTGTATCCTCTTTACCATTTACCATTGTAAAAACCGAATATCGCTCTTCAATGCCTTCACGCTTTGCTTCTTCATCATTGTGAAAAGCATATAGTTGGACGTATGTTTCTGAATCATTATCGTAGTTAAAACAGATAGAACCACATGTATCATTGTGATAAGAATGATTCTCCCATTGTATCGGTGAAGAATAATAACCCTCTGATTGCTTGTTTGTTTCTTGTAGTAATTCTTTAATAAAAGTTTGACATTCTGGGTTGTAATACCAGTAAATATAATTGTCTGTTTTTGTCATTGTATTACCTTTCTTTTTAATATGCCATTAGTGGCGATTTAAGCTCCATCTGGTGCTTATCGTTGCCCTAGCTATAGGTAACTAGGGCAATCATAAACACTAGGATTTAAGCCTCTAACTCTTTAAATTCTAATTCGTATTTATTTTTAGGAAGTACGGCGCGTTTAATACATTTATTATCTAGATAAAATCTGTATTCCCTGTCTCCATTTTCAAGCAATCTATGAGTGGTTCTATGGTTTACAAATGTATGACTATTGCTTTTAGATGTCCCTACTTTTACTTCAACTTCACCACATTCTTTCACGCCATAGCTTTTATTAGATTGATAGATGCAAGCTGTTACATTGTTCCAGATTGGATATTGTCTCATTGTATTATCTCCTTTCAATTAAAATTCATTCTTTAAGTATTCTTTAAGTTCTTCATCTTCACGACTAATCAACATTGCTTCAACATTATCGTCAGATAATGCTACATCAACATCAATTAGAAGTTCACCGCATAAAATATAAAATTCTGTTTTTGTCATTGTCTTATATCCCTTTAATAAGTGTAAAAACATTATGATTATAGTTTGCAATCGCGAAACCTCTTTTAATGTAATAGGCTATCATTTTTCTGCCTTTACCTTTTGTGTTTATAATTTTAATCATTGTTTTAATTTCTTTATTGTTAAATAGACTTATATCATTCCAATCATGTTCAAATTCGCACATTGTTTCACACCTTTTAAAGACTATCGCTTTGCGATAGTCTTTACTCCTTCAGCTTGGATATTTGCGGCTACAGTATCAACCAGCTTATAAATTACTTGATGGTATGTTGTAGCCTCATATCTATATAGCTTTGAGAATCTAAATCCTGTAAGTTTCATAACTGGTACAAGTAAGTTTGTATTTACTTTTCTTATTATTCTTAACATTGTATTATTTCCTTTTATTCATTCTTGTTGATAATGCTACATCATCAATTATTTGTGTTTTATCATTGAGTTTGTGAAAAAATAAATATTCTACTATTTGTGAAATATCTATGTGTTCCTGTTTATGGTCATAATAAATCTTACCATTTTTAACGATAGTTTTTGCATTCATTATTTTCATATAGATATCCATTGCGATATCATAGTTTGAAACATCTTTATACATTGTATTATATCCTTTTCTCTACGTATTTTCTTTTTTTTCCTTTTGTGTAATCTGGAGAATCAATAAACTCATCCATCTCATCAGCGGTCATTTTCATTGTAGTTCCTCTCTTTTAATCAAATAAATTGCCGTGTTTGTTACTATCAAAAGGCTCCATTGTTATTTGCCATTTATTGTTTTCGTATGATATCTCTTTTACATTAACTACAAAAAGAGATTGTACGTTATCATGTACTTGAATCACTACCCTTTCACCGTCTTGTAACTTTTTGTAGTTATCAAATGGGCAAGTAAAATCTGTTTTATTCATTGTATTACCTTTCTTAACTTTCATTGCTTTAAATTATTTTAATGTAAAAATGCAATATCGTTGGCAGTCCTATTATTACGTAAATCAACATAAAACCCGGTAAAACATTCCAAACGATTGCAGCTAAAATAATAAAGATTGCTAGTAATATAATTAAATGTAAAATAGTCTGTATCATTGTCTTATTCCTTTCATGTAAAGTTGTTATACATTATATATAGTATAGTAGTTTTACATTGTCAACAGTTAATATAAAATATTTTTACATTAATAATAATTAACTATATATATTGTGTGTCAACATTATTCATGATAGTTAATATAGATATATAAGATAAGGTAGCTTATTAGTTTTTGTTGTCTGGGTTGGATTCAAGGTTTTTTATGTGCTGGATTTTATATTTTTCTAAACAGACAGACCTTACAAAGTCATACACAATCTGTATTGCAGACCTACCGGGGGCTTGTTCCGAACCTATGCATCCCAACACGGTCTACCGCTCTGTATATGTGTTAATCAATACTATCCAACACACACTCAGGAGTAACTATGCCTAAGAGGAAGTTAGCTAAGAAGGAAGATATTATCTTGAAGATGATATCGGATGGGATAACGGTTACGAGTATATGTAAGGGTATGGGTATAAGTAGGTTTACCTTTTACAAGTATTTGAATGATAATCAGGATTTGAAGGAAGCATATCAGTTAGCTAGGAGTAGTTATTCTTCTGAGTTTAGGAGTGACTATGAGAAGTTACTGGTTGGGGCTGTTGTTGGTACGGCTAAAGTGGATGTAATAGCTTTGAAGGAGATGGGTGTGCATAGTAGATGGTTGGAGTCTAAGTGTAATCCAGAAGAGTTTGGTGATACTTCAAAAGCCATGATGCAGTTGAAGAATGGAGATACTGAGATTAACATTGCTTGGATGACAGATGGCACAGGTAACGATACCGTATAAACCTCGTGCGTCTCAGGCTGAAATGCATAACAACCTAAGACGCTGGAATGTTTTAGTTATGCACAGACGTTTTGGCAAGACTGTTTTTGCAATTAATCATTTAATTAAAGAATGTTTGACCTGTCCGTTGCCCAGACCAAGGGTTGCTTTTATTGCGCCTACTTTTACGCAAGCTAAGAGAA